CTGGCGGATCTGCTCCACATCCAGGAGCATGTCCGGCTCATCACCAACCGGGACACCAAGGCGACGCTGAAGGTCGTCGCGGCCGACGCGGCGACGGTGTCGGGCAAGAAGGCCAGCCGGGTGCTCGTCGACGAGCTATGGCTCTTCGGCAAGAAGGCGAACGCGGACTCGATGCTGCGCGAGGCGGCCGGCGGTCAGGTGTCGCGTCCGGAGGGCTATACGCTCTACCTCACGACGCAATCCGACGAGCCGCCCGCCGGCGTCTTCAAGGAGAAGCTGGCCTACGCTCGCGACGTCCGCGACGGGAAGGTCGTCGACAAAGAGTTTCTGCCGGTCCTGTACGAATTCCCGGAAGAGATGCTTGCCAATGACGAGCATCTGAACCCGGCAAACTTCTACATCACCAACCCGAACCTCGGCCGATCGGTCAGCCAGTCGTGGCTCGAGGCGCAATTTCGCAAGATCGAGAACGCCGAGGACGGCACCAAGCAGGTCTTCTACGCGAAGCATCTCAACGTCGAGATTGGCGTCGGGCTGCGGCACGATGCCTGGATCGGCGCGGTCTACTGGGCCCAGGCGAAAGCTGCGGTGGAATTGTGGGACGGTTCGCTCGAAGGTTTCCTCGAGCTGGTCGAGGTTGCCGTCGCCGGCATCGATGGCGGCGGGCTCGACGATCTGTTCGGCCTGGCGCTGCTCGGCCGACTGAAGTCGGATCCACGCACCTGGCTGATGTGGAACCGGGCGTGGGCGCATCTCGATGTGTTCGAGCGGCGCAAGGACATCGTCAGCAAGCTGACCGACTTCATGTCGGAAAGAACGCTGATCAAGTGCGTGGAGCCGACGCAGGACCTGGTTGAGGTCGCGGATCTCCTCGAGCTGGTGAAAGACGCCGGCCTGTTTCCCGCCGAGGCGGCGATCGGGCTGGATCCGCAAGGCGTCGCCGCCTTGGTCGACGAGCTGTCCGGCCGCGGTTTCACGGCCGACCAGCTGGTCGCGGTACCGCAGGGCTTCCGCCTTACCGGTGCGATCAAGGGCACCGAGCGAAAGCTGAAGGACGGCACGCTGAAGCATGCCGGCCAGCTGCTCATGAACTGGTGTGTCGGCAATGCGAAGGTCGAACCGCGCGGCAGCGCGATCCTGATCACGAAGCAGATGTCGGGCGTGGCGAAGATCGATCCGCTGCTGGCCGGCTTCAACGCCGTGCAGCTGATGACGCGTAACCCGCGCACCAACACTTTCGAATATACGGGAATCTGAGCATGGGAATTCTTGACCGTGCTCGCGCGGCTACTCGCGCCCTCCGTGGCGATCGCGCCAACGACGTCGCCGTATCCGCCGACGAACCTGCCGGCATGCCGATGGGGCCGGCGTCGTCGGCGATCGTCGCCTCGGCCGATGGCATGAACGACACCAGCGGGCTGACCTTCCTCAACCTGCTCGGTGGCACTCGCGGCGCGCCGATCGGCGAGCAGGCGGCGATGTCGTCGCCGGCGGTGCTGCGCGCGCTCGAGGTCCTGACCGGACTCTTCGCGATGGCGCCGCTGATCTATTATCGCTCGGAAGGTACGGGCAAGGTCCGCGTTGACGACGCGCCCCAGGCAATCATGCTCCGGACGCGCACGAACGACGTCCAGAATGCCTTCCTCTTCAAGGAGGTGATGCTTGGCGATCTGATCATGACCGGCAAGTTCGCCGGCTATATTCACCGCGACGGGCTCTATCGCGCCGGCAAGCTCACCCGCGTCAATCCGCAAGGCGTCACGCCGGCGTCGAGCTGGGACAAGGCCGACGGGCTCGAGGTGTTCTACGATACGCACCTCCCGAACGGCACGTTCGAGCGGCTGACGCGGAACGATCTCTGGTACATTCCCGGCTTCTCCCGCGATGGTCTCGTCGGCATCGATCGGCTGAAGATCCTGCAGGACACGTTCGAGGCGGCCGCGGCGACGTCGTCCTTCGCCGCGCGCTTCTGGGAGAACAATGCGCAGCCGTCGACGATCCTGACGTCGAAGGCGAAGATGGAGCAGGACGACAAGACCAAGCTCAAGACCGACTGGCAGAAGCGCTTCTCCGGACCGAAAAATGCCGGCCAGGTCGCCGTGCTCGATCAGGAGATGGACGCCAAGTTCCTCGCGCATGACAACGCGAAGAGCCAGTATATCGAGGTCCGCGCGTTCTACGTCGTCGAGATCGCCCGCGCGTTCGGCGTCCCCCCGCATATCGTCTTCGAGCTGAGCCGCGCGACGTTTTCGAACATCGAGCAGCAGAGCCTCGAGCTGATCCTTTATTCGATGATGGGGCACTTCGAGCGCGTCGCCGCGGCCGCAACGCACCAGTTCGCCGAGCCCGGTCACTTCTTCGAGTTCCTGCCGGATGCCCTGCTCAAGGGCGACATCAAGAGCCGCTACGAAGCTTACGGCGTCGCGATCGACAAGGGCATCCTCAACCCGAACGAGGTTCGCCGCATGGAGAACCGCAACGATCGCGAGGGCGGCGACGAATATCGCGTCGGCTCCGGATCCGCGATCGAGGGGCAGGCTCCGACCGCGCCCGTCGATCACCGCCCGCCCGAGCAGACCCCGCCGAAGCGCAACCGCTCGGCCGACGACGAGGATCCAGCATGAACGACCGTATTCTAGCGGCCATCCGGTCCGTGCCCTGGGCGATCATGCCCGGCTACCTCGAGGCGATCGAGGCGATGGCGATCCGCGCGCTCGATCACCCGGCCGTCCAGGCAGTCGCCGAGGACGGGCACGTCGAGCGCCACTTCGAGGCGATCGCGCAGATGGGCGAACGCGCGGCGGGCACGCGATCGGCCGCGATCCGCGATGGCGTCGGCGCGCTGCCGATCTTCGGCCCGATCCTGCCGCGCGCGGCGATGATGAGCCCGTCGGGCGGCGGTGCGGTCGCGCTCGATCTGCTCGCAGCCGACTTCCGCGCCCTTCAGGCCGACCCGGCGGTTCGCATGATCCTGCTGGTCGTCGACAGCCCGGGCGGCGTCACCACCGATATCGCGCAGTTCGCGCGCATGGTCGCGCAGTCGCCTAAGCCCGTCTCCGCGCACGTCACCGGTATGGGATGCTCGGCCGCCTACTGGATCATCAGCCAGGCGAACCAGATCTCGATCGACGCGACCGCGATGGTCGGCTCGATCGGCGTGATGATGGGCGGCAGCATCCAGGAGAACCCCGACCAGGCCGGCCGGCGCGAGATCGCGATCGTCAGCAAGAACGCACCGAACAAGCGCCCCGATCTCACCACCGAGGAGGGGCGCGCGATAATCAGCGGCACGGTCGACGCCATCGAGGACGTGTTCATCGCAGCGGTCGCACGCGGCCGCGGTGTCACCGAGGCAGTTGTCCGCAGCGACTTCGGACAAGGCGGCGTGCTCGCCGGCGGTCCGGCGGTGAAAGCCGGCATGGCCGACCGCGTCGAGGCCGACGGCCTGGACGGCGCGATCCGCCGCCTTTCGACCCGCACTTCCTCCACCCGGCGCACGGCCGCGGAGAACACCCTGAAGCTTGCGCACGCCCGCGCCGGCCTCTGAAACCCCAGGAGACCTACCTATGCGCATCACCGCGCTCAAGACGAGCCTTGCCGGCGTTCTCGCGGCAGCCGAGCTGATCACGACCACCGCGACCGCCGATGGCGACCGCGACCTGACCGCCGAAGAGCAGACCGACTTCGACGCCAAGATGACCGAGGCGGCCGGTATCCAGGCGAAGATCGGCCGCGAAGAGCAGGTTCTCAAGCTGAAGGCGTCGACCGCGGCGCCGATCGTCGTCGGCACGCCCGCCGGCGGCCCCGGTACCGTACCGGCCGCGCCTGCCGTGGCACTCCCTGCCGGCACGATGTTCACCCGCATCACCATGTCGCTGGCAGCCTGCAACATGGACCAGCGCGCTGCGGCTGCTCACGCCGAGCAGCTGTGGGGCACCGAGACCGGCCAGATCGTGGCGAACCAGGAGCAGTCGACCAACGTGAAGGGCGGTTTCCTGGTCAACACGGCCTACAGCGCCGACTTCGTCGATCTTCTCCGCCCTCGCGTCGTCGTGCGCCGCCTCGGCGCGCGCTCGATCCCGATGCCGGATGGCAACCTCAGCATGCGCAAGAAGACGCAGGGCACGACCGCGGGCTATGTCGGCGAGCGCCAGCCGGCGCCAACGACCGACGTGCAGGTCGGCATGATGTCGATGTCGGCAAAGACGCTGCGCGCGCTCGTGCCGATTACGAACCAGCTGATCCGCCGCGCCTCGATCGGCGTGGTGCAGATGGTCCGCGACGATCTGCTCGAGGGCGTGGCGGTCAAGGAAGACGCCGTGTT